GGTTCATTGAAGCTGTTCTTGGCCGTGACCCTGACTACACGATGGGTATGGCATACGAAACTGAAACGGATGTGAAGCCATAATGGGTGCTTATTGCGGAACTAGATACATCTCGTCAATAAACCCAGGTGATGCCTGTTCGGGTGGTGGCGTAGCGACAGCCACTAAGGCTGGCGTTCCAGAGGATACGGTTTCTGCCGGCAATTACTTGTACAATCAGGACACAACGCCAGTGCAAATGGGCAATGAGTCGGAGGCGTACTACTCAGCAGGGCGTGGTGGGCCGGCGGTTCCGAACATGACGAATGTTACGGACGCTAAAGAATACTTTAATAAACTTTCCGGTCTGGCTTCAATCCCCGGCGCCAAACCGGCAGACGTGAAAGCGTTTTCTGATCTTGTGCAATCGTTGCGTGTGTACACAAATTCAAAGATCGGAACACGCGGCGCAGCCGAGACTGCTTGGGGTGTGGCCTTAAAGGATGCTTCCCGTTCTCAAGTGGACGTATTCGCTCTACTCAGCGGTGGTGACAACAGTCTATTCGGTTCAGGCGCGAGTGGAGGCGGTTCCGGTGCCTACAAGGGGCCAACATCGAGTGTCACTTTAACTAGCGAATCAAATGCTACCGCACCGTTGAACGCTTTAGCACGGGACATGATCGGTCGTGACTTGACTGATAAGGAACTTTCTAAGTACACCAGTGCGTTGAACAAGCAGGAGATGGCTAACCCTGACCGCGTTAACCCTAACGGCAATAACGCTATCCGATCTGGGGGTGTTGACCGTGCGGAGGTTATGCGTCAAGTGGTTGCAGACAATCCCGAGTATGAGTCTTTCCAAATGAACCACCAGGTGATGGATTCGCTTCTTGGCGAAATTCGTAAAGGTCAGGCGGTAATCAGTGGCTCCTAAAGTTTATACTGAACAGGACGTTTATAAGGAATACGCATACGCGGCGAACCTGATTGCTTCAGACCCTTCTGGTGCGCTTGCCGGCTTCTTCAATGACATAAAGAAGTATATGAACGCCCATAAGGGCGCGGTTCCTCCTAACACGTGGATGGCAGCGAAGCGTGCCAGTAATTCTTGGTGGTCACAGTTTGATAGTGACCAGCAGAAGTTCCAGATGGAGCAGGCTGACCCTGCGCTGAAGCTTGATCTGCAAAAGGGTATCTCAAATAACCGGGACATTTTGGCGAAGTATGCCAGTGAGAAGGGTGTCCCTTTAACTGATGCTGAACTTGATGAACTTGCAGTCGATTCACGTAAAAACAACTGGATAAACGACACGGCTCAAGTTGACAAGCGGCTACAACCATACCTGAAGGCCAGTACGCTCGGTTCCAAACTTGAAGGTAACGCTGGTGACTATCAGAATCAGCTCACTACTTGGGTGCAACAGAATGGTTTAGGTCTATCTACCGATGCGGTCAGCAAGTACGTAGCCAATATGACTTTCAACAAGCAGAGTTTAGAAGATGTGAAAGATGATCTTCGTAAAACTTACTTAATGGGTGCCTACCCTGCGTGGGCAGACAAGATCGCGCAAGGCAATGACCCTTCGGCCCTATTTAGCGCCTACACGGATGCCGGCAACAGGGTGCTGGAGCGTGACGACATCAACTTGAATGATCCGATGATGAGGCAAATAACTCAGGCTGTTGGTTCTGACGGTAAGCCTAGGGTGGTCCCCTTGTATGAGGCTGAGAAGATTTTTCGTTCACAACCTGGGTGGCAGAAGACCAATAATGCTTACGCAACGTACACCGATGTGGCGCAACAACTTCTTCAAACATTTGGGTTTAGGTGATTTGATTGGCTGCTAAAACTCCAGCACAGCGAGTAAAGGATAATCTCGCCCTTGCCGCCTCTGAGCAGGCTAAAGGTAACGCTGCTGCTGCCGCGGCCTACTCGCAGGCTGCCGCAAACATTAAAGGCGCAGGTCAGGCGAAAGTCCAAGCAGTCGCCGCCCAGTATGCAGAGCTAGCGAAAGCGCCAGTGCAAGCGCAGCAGCCTGTAGCACCTCCGGCTGTACCTACTGTGGTTAACAACAATTATGCCGCCCAAGATAACACTGCCCAAAACCTCTACTTTGATAATTTGAACAATCAAAGTCGTGAGGGTGCTTCAACTTTCCTGCGTGGGATTCTATCCCAGTATGGTCTTGGTAGCCTCGCCTCATCTGTCGATTCACTCGTCGCACAGTGGGGTAACAACACCGGGGTAATTGCGGAGAAGTTGAAAGAAACTGACCCTTACAAGACCCGCTTCAAAGGTTTACTAGATTTAGCGGCTCGTGGAGTTACTGACGTTCGTAACGAAAGCGAATACTTGAATCTGGAGACACAGTACCGGAGTGTGTTTCGAGATTCTGGAATACAATCGTTTCTGGGTGATGCAGGTAGTGCCTCTGAGCAAGCCAAGATCGCTGACATCGTTGGTAACTATTCGTTGTCGGTGAGCGAGGTGCGTGATCGAGTTCTTGACGCTCAGCGCGTAGTCGCTGACACTCCACAAGAGGTGCTGGATTCGTTGCAGCAGTATTACAACGTGCCGGCGGCAACGTTGGTGCAGTATGTTCTTGATCCGACTAGAACTAAGAACAGCATCAACCAGATGGCTAACGCTAGTATCGCTGGCGGTTACGCCACCCGAGCTGGCTTAAACCTGGACGCTTCGACCGCTGGGCAGGTTGCGGGTCTTGCTGGAAACAACGACATTTCGGTGAACCAGTTGAGTTCTGATCTCGCTAAGACTCGTGAGATTCGTGATGCGACTGTACGTTTAGCAGAATTAGAGAATTCGACTCTCACTGATAGTGAGATCGCCCAGTCCACATTTGATACGGACCCTAATGCGACTAAAAAGGTTAACGCCTTGCAGTCGCGTGAACGGGCACGTTTCGGTGGTAGCGGTTCCGTAACTACAGGCTCTCTTTCAAGGCAGCGCGGAATCTAGTTCGATCCGAAGTTTCACTTCGGCGGGGATGACAGGATAGAGGTCACGTAAGCCACGGTGTAGTTACCTGCGCTGTGACCTAACTCGGGTTCGACTCCCGACATCTCCACTCACGACAGACCGACCGGCCCTGTCGCTGAATAAGTCCGGTAGTCATAGCCGCACCTCTTTCCCCAAACTGGTGCGCGGGTGGCGAATCAACCATTCAAGGAATAGGTAGGGAGTGTTATGTCTGAGTATGACGATTATGACGATGAAACTGATGCTGAGGATTCTCAGCGTGGAGATTCGACCGCTGTACGTGAACTTCGCAAAGCCAACAGGTCTAAAGAAAAACAGATTAAAGACCTGATGGAACAGTTGAGTTCTGTGCAGAAGTCGGTTCGTGAACGATCCGTCAAAGACGTACTCGCAGCTAAAGGTTTGAACGAGAAAATTTCTGCGTTCATTCCAGTGGAGTTCACTTCCACCGAGGAAGTGAGTGCTTGGGTTGAAGAATACGGTGACGTGTTCGGTGTCCAGGCTTCCACTAGCGAAACTGAAAGAACGAACGGGTCGCCTGACTTGTCCGGTTTGAACCGTATTGCTGCAACGCAGCAGAGCGGTCAACCTTTCCAGAATGATCCAGACCAGATAGCGGGTCTGATCGCTGGTGCTAGGACACCGGAGGATTTGAACAAGATCCTTTTCGGTAACTCTACTGGCCCGAACGCCGTTTAGTTTTCGCTAACAAACCCCTTACCACCTTGAAGGAGGTGAAACACCCCAATGGCATATACCGATACAACTGCGGTTGCTGGCCTAGTAAAGGCAGCCTATGACCGTTATGTTGAATTTTCTCTCCGTTCTGTACCAATGTTCCGCGATCTCGTGGACAAGCGTCCAGTTCAACAGGCGATGCCCGGTTCGTCAGTGGTGTTTTCTTTGTACAATGACTTGTCGTCCGCGACTACAGCATTGACTGAGAACACTGACCCAACTGCTGTCGCAGTATCCGATGTTTCTACCGTGACCGTGACTCTTGCAGAATATGGCAACGTCGTGATTTCGTCTAAGAAACTGTCAAATTTTGCTTTTGCTGATGTTGATCCAGCAATCGCAAACATTGTCGCTTACAACATGGCTGACAGCATCGACAAGCTTGTGGTCGCTACGGCTCGTGCTGGAACGAACGTTATTTACGCAAACGCGGCACACGCCAGCACCGTAACGACCGTGGCGGGTGACACTCTAACGGGTGCTTCAATCCGCAAGTCTGTTGCTAAACTGCGTGCAGGAAACGCAGTGCCACGGGAAGGAATGCTGTACGCAGCATATGTCCATCCTGAAGCAGCGCATGATCTGCGCTCTGAGACCGGCGCGCTAGCGTTTGAAGACATCAACAAGTTCACTGATCCATCTGGTGTTCTTAAAGGTGTCGTCGGTGTTCTTGGTGGCGCGTACTTCGTGGAAACCCCACGTGCGTACAACGCCACTGACGGCGCTTCGTCTGCTCGCGTTTACCGCACGATCATCTGTGGTAAGCAGGCTATCGCTGAGGCGACTGCCGTTGAGCCAGGAATCGTTATCGGTCCGGTCGTCGATTCGCTTATGCGTAGTCGTCCTATCGGCTGGTACTCCCTGCAAGGCTGGGCACGCATGCGTGAAGCATCCTTGTACCGTGTCGAGTCGGGTTCAAGTATCGCTGCGTAAGTAGCAATGCTTCGGGGCCGTCACCTTCAGGGGTGGCGGCCCCAACTCAATCCCCCCATTTTAAGGAGCATAAGTGACGTACACGTTGACAATGCCGAGTGTTCCACGGATGTTTTCAAACAACCGTCTGTTGCGCCGCTATCACGTTGACGCAGGACAGGCACTCCTAATATCTGGGACCACGGGAACTGTCACTGAATGGCCTTCACAAACTCAGATTGCCGCATCTGACCACTACTTCCCCGGCGGTCACCTTAATGAACTTTCCAGCACCGAGTATGCCGCTGTTGTTGCTGCCGGTTTTAGCGAATACGTGGTCACCACATGAACTGCCGTACAGGTTGCAAAACTAAAGACCACCTAACTTACGCCGATTGCCTTATCGCATCTAACGTGGTCGTGAACCCGATCATCAACAGTCCCATGCAGGCAGCGTTTGAGGGTACGAAGAAGGACCTTTCCGCTTACCGCACTGCACGCTTGAATGGCATTCGCCCGTCCGGTACGAGCTTGGAGAAGGTCCGTGCCGCCGAGAATGCGTCACGTGGTTTAGGTCGCCCTTATGACTGTGACCGTGATCCCCCAGCGAACATGATTGTTAGTAAGAACGCTGCTCGTTTCGTGAACGCGGAAGGCTAATATGCCCACTCTCAATACCGTCACTGACGCGACCCTCATGTATCTTCAAGGGTTTACGACAGTCCAAGATCAGGCAACCTACCTCACCCAGTCGTTGACAAGTTCTGCAACAACTTTAACTGTCGCTGACACGACTGCTGTTTCGCGTGGTCTGATTGAAATTGAGGATGAACTTCTCTGGGTTGACTCAGTTGACAGCGTGTCGTTGAACCTGCTGGTTCCACCTTACGGTCGCGGGTATCGGTCTACGACCGCTGCGGCGCACGCTTCAGGTGTGCGTGTTGTTACTTCACCAATGTTTCCACGTTCACTCGTGAAGGCAGCAATCAACGAGGCTGTCAGCGCGGTGTTCCCTGACGTGTTTGCGGTAGGCTCCACAACTTTCACGTTCAACGGGTCAGTGTCCACGTATGCCCTTCCAGCCGGGGCGCAGGATGTGCTGCAGGTTTCAACCCAAACAATAGGTCCATCGTTAGAGTGGACGCCGGTTCGCCGTTGGCGAGTTGACGGTAGCGCAGCAACTTCAGCCTTTGCGACCGGTGCGACTGTTTCAGTTTATGACGCAATTATGCCAGGTCGAAGCGTGAAGGTTGTTTACACGAAGCAGCCCACCGCAATGGTCAATGGGACCGATGATTTCGCTGCCACCACTGGACTGTCAGATTCATGTGCTGAGTTGGTGCGGATGGGTGCTGCGTATCGAATGATCCCATTCTTTGACGCACCACACCTTGCCGGCTATTCCGCTGAGGCAGATTTTTCCGCAAACATGCGCCCCGTCGGTTCGGGCGCTTCCCTTGGAAGGTATCTGTTGCAAATGTACCAGTTGCGTTTAGCGCAAGAAGCTAACCGGCTTAGAAACGCTTACCCGATCAGAAGCCACTACACCCTTTAAGGGAGAAGAATGACCGTTTCGCGTTACTACAGTTCAGTAGCAAAACGTACTACGTTGACTGCTGACATTAACTCGTCAGCAACTAGCATGGTTGTTGCTGCTGCCACAGGTTTCCCTTCCCTTTACCCGTACACGATGATCGTTGATGAGGACACTGTTAATGAGGAACTGGTTACGGTTAGTGCCAGGTCTGGTACTACTTTAACGATTGTTCGCGCTGTTGATGGTAGTGCCGGGGTGGCGCATACTGCTGGCGCTTCGGTGCGCCACGGTGTGTCTGCTAGGGATTTCTCAGATTCGCGTAGTCACGAGGATGCTACTGAGAATGTTCACGGTCTTGGTGCGGGTTCGGCGGTTGTTGGGCGTATTGATGCTCAAACTTTAACGAATAAGACTTTAACTGCACCTGTCATTAACGCTGCGACTGTCACTGGGACGGTCAGTGGTGGAACGTTTAGTGGCTCTACTTTAACTTCAGGTACTCTCGGTTCGGCTTTGGCTGCTGGGTCGTTTAAGATCACTGGGTTGGCTGATCCCACTTCGGCTCAGGATGCTGCCACTAAGAACTATGCTGACACTGGCATGTCTAGCCAGTTGGCGGCGGCTACAACTCAGGCTACGAATGCGGCTACGAGCGCGTCGGGGGCTTCCGCTTCAGCTTCCACCGCTTCAACGCAGGCTACTGCTGCGGCTGCTAGTGCAGCCACCGCTACTACGCAGGCTTCTGCGGCTTCGGGGAGTGCTTCAACTTCGAGTACTCAGGCGACCTCTGCGGGTGCTAGTGCGACTGCCGCTGCCGCTTCAGTTACTGCCGCTGCCGCTTCTGCTACTGCGGCTTCGGGGAGTGCTTCTACTGCCTCTACGCAGGCTTCTGCCGCGTCAGCAAGTGCGGCTACTGCGACTACTCAAGCCTCAAATGCGTCCACTAGCGCCACGTCAGCGGCCTCTAGTGCCGCTTCTGCGGCTGCCGCTTTTGATGCGTTTGATGACAGATTTTTGGGATCATTCGCCGTCGCCCCAACCCTCGACAATGACGGCAACAGTTTAGTTACTGGAGCTTTGTACTACTTGACTGTTGGCACTGTCGGAATGTATGTGTGGTCGGGTTCAGCTTGGGTTTTGGCTGCTACTACTTCCGTAATTTCACCGGCCCTTGTGACGGCTAAAGGTGACCTTATTGCCGCTACTGGTAGTGGCGTGGTGAGCCGATTAGCGGTTGGTACTGACACGTTCGTTTTGACTGCTGATTCGACTCAATCAACTGGTATCAAGTGGGCTGCGTCTTCCGGCGGTGGTGCTGGTTACCAGGACATATTTCTACTAATGGGAGCGTAAGTAATGGCAACAGTCTATAAGCGTCTAGGCGCAGCAGCAGGCAACGGCACTATCGCTACAGCAAGCACCTTGTACACGGTCCCGGCGTCCACTGCAACGGTGCTTTCAACTATCACTGTTTGTAACACTTCCGCGACCGCTGGCACCTTCAGTATCTCCACCAGCACTACTACGTCGTTTATTAGTGGTCAGGAAATTGTGTATCAGGCAGCGATCGCCGGGAACGACACTATCGGCCTGACTTTCGGCATTACGTTAGATGCTACGAATAAGTATCTGTTGGTTTCAAGTAGTGCAGCGACGGTGATGTTTAGTGTGTTTGGGAGTGAGATCGCGTGACCCTTTCATCGCTTGCCGGTAACACTCTCAAGGGTGGTACGCCTACTTTGACGTCAGCGGATGTCACCTCCACTACGGGGTCACCAACAATAACCACTAGCGGGATATACACAATTTACAAGTTTACCGGCAGCGGGACAATAGTTACAGGAAAAGCCGGTTTAGTCGACTCCATTCTATGCATTGGGGGCGGCGGCGGCGGTAGTTACGACGCGGGCGGCGGTGGCGGCGCTGGTGGAATGTTGGCCGCCAGTTCGGTCTATTTGCCGTCTGGGACTAATAGCATTGTTGTGGGCGCTGGCGGTGCTATAGGCGCAAGCACCGTTTCTACTGCAGGCGATAGCGGCGCAAGTTCTCAAATAGCCAGCCTCATAACCGGTATCGGGGGCGGTAGTGGCGGCTACTATGTAGCCCGCGGTATGTCGGGCGGTAGTGGTGGCGGCGGGGGTGGTGGCGGTACTTCAGCCGCACCGGGTGGTACCGGATTTTCTGGCCAAGGTTCTAACGGTGGCGCAGGATTTACAAGCGGCGGTAGAGGCGCTGGTGGCGGCGGCGGTGCTACAGGAACCGGTTCAACGGGTACAAGCACTACAGGTGGCGCTGGTGGCGCTGGAACTGCAAACAGCATTACAGGCACATCGGTAACATATGCCGGTGGTGGTGGCGGTGGAGTAGTTTCAGGTTCCGCGACTGGTGGCGCTGGCGGCGCGGGTGGTGGTGGCGCTGGCGGT